ATCTACACATTTACTGCTAACGGAACAATCACATTCTAATTTTTCATCAACATAAATAAGAGATACGATTATGGCACTCACATTCGATCCTACTAATGGTCTTACACTTGTAAGTTGGACAACGGCTACTAGACCAGCATCTCCAAGTGCTGGAGAAATGGGATTTAACACAACATTAGGTCGTATTGAGTTTTACAATGGTTCATCTTGGTTGTACATCTAATAATAAAAACTGAAAACTACATATAGTACAAAAGGAGCATCACAATGGCATTCATTATAGACGGTTCAAATGGACTTACATTTCCAACTTGGACAACTACAACTAGACCATCGACTCCAGTTGCTGGTCAGATGGGATATAATATTACAACGGGTGGCATTGAATACTCTAATGGTACTAGTTGGTTGACAGTTAGTAATGCATCATCAGGTTATACAGTTATCCAGTCATTTACTGGTACAGGATCATGGACAGCACCAACTGGTGTTACAAGTGTTAATTACCTTGTAGTTGGTGGTGGTGGTGGTGGCTCATATAACTGTGCTGGTGGTGGTGCAGGTGGATTCTTGACTGGTACTAATTTTGCAGTTTCTGCTGGTACAACATATACAGTTACTGTCGGTGCTGGTGGAACAGGAACAAGTAGTCCTAGTGGATCAACAGGAAATGGCTCAAATTCTGTATTCAGTATAATTACCGCATATGGTGGTGGAGGCGGTTCAACTAATAGTGCATCTGGCAACGGCGGTTCTGGTGGAGGTGCTGCTGATTCTGGTGGTCCTGCTGCTGGTTATGGTATTTATCCAGGTTCACCATATATTAGTGCTGCTCGACAAGGTTATAATGGTGGAGCAGGATTTACGACACCCGCAGGAGGCGGTGGAGGCGGCGGATCAAGTCAAAATGGTTTTGATGCTACATCTAGTTCCGGTGGGGCTGGTGGGGCAGGCACTGCATCGACTTTATCTGGTACTAGCACCAACTATGCAGGAGGTGGTGGCGCAGGTGGTGCAAATGGTCAAGGTTCCGGTGGATTGGGTGGAGGTGGAAATGGCAATAAATTATCAGTTGCACAACCAACAGCAGGGACAACAAACACAGGTGGAGGTGGAGGTGGTTCTTATTCCAATGGACCAGGTCCATTCGGTGCTTCTGGCGGTTCTGGTATCGTCATTCTATCTTACACAGTATCAAATCTACCAGCAACTTTAGTTTACACAGGTTCAGGTTCAGTCACTATTCCTACAGGTATTTCTTCCGTTAACTACCTAGTTGTAGGTGGTGGTGGAGGTGGTGGAGGTTCTGTTGCTGCAACAAATTCTGGAGCAGGAGGTGGTGCAGGCGGTTTCTTGCAAGGTTACAACTTAGCTGTTACAGGTGGAAATACATATACTATCATTGTGGGTGCGGGTGGATCAACTACGGTAGGTGCAAATGGTACTCAGGGTGGCAACTCTTCATTCTCAACTATAACATCTGCTGGTGGAGGTTATGGTAGTGGTGGATCTCAAACCGGAAGTGGAGGTAATGGAGGTTCTGGTGGCGGAGCTGGCGGTACTCCTGGATCAGTTGGTTTAGGAAATACTCCTTCTACAACACCTTCTCAAGGTAATAATGGTGGTCCAGCATCTGCACCTAACTTTGGTGGTGCAATGGGTGCAGGTGGTGGTGCGAGTTCTGCTGGTGGGGCAGGAATTGGTCCTTCTACTGGAGGAACTGGAGGTGCAGGATCTAACACAAATATTTCCGGTGTGACTGTAACATATGCTGGTGGTGGTGGTGGATCAGGAGATGCTACTAAAGGACCTGGTGGAAATGGTGGTGGTGGATCAGGAGGAACAAATGGATCTTTACAAGGAACAGCTGGTACTGTTAATACGGGCGGTGGCGGTGGCGGTTCAAGTGGATATGGTCCCGGCAACTTTGCTGGCGGCGTAGGCGGTTCAGGTATCGTTATCTTACAGTTAGCACCAACACAAGGCGCACAGACATACACATTCTACGGTTCAGGTACTATTACTGTTCCTACTGGTGTTACAAAGATGGATTACCTAGTAGTTGGTGGTGGTGGAGGTGGTGGTGGCAACTCAAATAACACTGCTGGTGCACGTTCAACTGGAGGTGGTGGTGCAGGCGGAGTTGTATATGCCACAAATATTAGTGTTACTACTGGAACATTGTTAAATGTAATTGTTGGAGGTGGTGGTACAGGTGGAACATCGAGTTCAGCTGGCGTTGCTGGAACAAGTGGTACTGACTCGGTATTTAATAGTACAACTGGTAAAGGTGGCGGCGGTGGCGGAGCCAATCCAAATAATGCTACTAGCGGTGGCAGCGGGGGCGGGGCAGGTAATTATGGTTCGTCGGCGGGGTCATCAACACAATCTACTTATCCCGGAACAACTACATCCGGAAATGCTGGTGGAGGCGGTGCGGACGTTTCGCCTTACTATGGTTCTGGAGGCGGCGGCGGTGCAAGCGCAGCCGGAAGCAATGGAACAGGCAGTGGAGGCGGTGCGGGAGGAAACGGTATTGCATATTCAATGGCTGGATCATCTGTAACTTATGCAGGTGGCGGTGGCGGTGGAGCATATGGACCTAATGGTGGTTTAGGTGGTAGTGGAGGCGGCGGAGCAGGACAAGGTGCTGCTAATGGAACTGCTGGTACCAATAATTTAGGTGGTGGTGGTGGTGGATGTGGTCACCAAGATATCGGTACCAATGGAAGTTATAATGGCGGTAATGGCGGTTCAGGTATCGTTATCGTCAGTTTCCACAACTAAGTAATATGAGAGGGTTTAATCACCCTCTCAAGTAGTTTTTAATAATATATAAATAGTCTGTAAGTTTTTATAACAGCAGTTTAACAGTAGTAGTTCACAGTAGTATTTTTAATTTTATACATAGGAGTTTTAAAAATGGCGCATTTTGCTAAAGTTGAAAATGGTGTAGTAACCTCAGTTATCGTGGTTAATACACAAGATAGTTCTGATGCTTTTGGTGTAGAAAAAGAAAGTATCGGTGCTGCATTCTGTGAGCGTCTATTAGGCGGCACATGGATCAAGACAAGTTACAACACAATCGGTGGTGAGCATACATCAGGTGGCACACCAATGCGTGGTAACTATGCAGGTATCGGTTACACATACGATTCTACACATGACGTATTCTATCCACCACAGCCATTCCCATCATGGACAATTTCTGCTCCAACATGGACATGGACTGCTCCAGTTGCTATGCCAACTGATGGAAAGATGTACACATGGAATGAAGAGTCCAAGGCATGGGATGAAGTACCAGCATTGACAACATCACAAGTTTAATATATAATTGAACTTAAGGCTGTCCGCTGGCCTATAACAGCGGTGTTTTTCTTGGAGAATATACGATGGATACAGTGACTCTTTCGTTAGAAGTTGTCAACTCAATTTTTGAGTATTTGGGTACAAAACCCTATAATGAAGTACATAAGTTATTCAAGGCGGTTGAGCAGGACGCATTGAATCATGTACCTATGCCTACTGAATCAAAACCTAAGAAGGGGGCAGCATGATTACTCATAACCTCTTCCCAACACCAGTAGCATATTTTGATTTTGGTACTGATCTAACTGAGATTGAATTAGATTTTATTACCAAGCAAGAAACACGAGGTAACACAGGCAATACTACGAGTGTCGATAATAATCTATTTGATTCTCCAGAGATTGCTGAGATTGCCAGATTCTGCCAAGAGTCTGTTGACGAGTACATGAAAGAAGTGTATGCACCTAAGTTTGATGTAAATGCTTACATCACTCAGTCATGGGCAAACTACACATCTAAAGGCCAGTGGCACCATAAACATGAGCATCCCAACTCATTTATTTCTGGTGTATTTTATGTACAGGCTCAAAAAGATATCGACAAGATATACTTTTACAAAAACGGTTATCAACAGATTAAGTTGCCAACAGAGAACTTTAATTTGTATAACTCAGAATCATGGTGGTTAGGTGTAGAAACAGGTCAATTGATTTTGTTTCCTTCACATCTTACTCACATGGTAGAAACTGTACAGACTGATGAGACTCGTATCTCAATTTCTTTCAATACTTTCTTGAAAGGTTATGTCGGTAATGATATTGAATTAACTGGATTACATTTATAGGAGTTTTAACATGGATAGATTATATAAATTATACGGTATTAATACAGCAATTGATTTATTACGTCCTGATGCTAAATGGCAATTCAATGGTATGGATATCACGATTTGGGATGATCCACGTCCAAAGCCAACTATGGAAGAAATCAATGAGACTATGGAAAAGATTAAAGCATTTGAAGAATCTATTCCTACAATCTGGACTGATAGTCAATTGAAGCGATTGAGTATCAATATGCCACACATGTTTGCAAATCAGGTGATGGGTCTTACCGATGAGCAAGTTGGTGCAATTAATGCTTTGACCTCATTAGAAGTCAATAAGCAAGCATTAAGTACCGATCAAGTGTCCTCTTTAAGTACCGATCAAGTACCTGCATTATCAACTGATCAAATTTCAGCATTGACTACAGATCAGATTTAATCAGTAAGTACTAGCAATACCTTATGAGAGACTGAGAAATCAGTCTCTTTTTTTTATATAAATAGTATTATGTAAATACAAAATGGTATTGATATATGGCAGCAATTACAAATAGAGATGACTTTACTCAATATTGCTTAAGAAGATTAGGATTTCCAGTTATCCAAATTAACGTGGATCCAGATACCGTACAGCAAAGGATTGATGATGCAATCCAGTACTGGCAAGATTATCATTTTGATGGATTGCAGAAAGTCTATTACATCAAAGCAATTCAAGATGCGGATGTTGCTCAAAAATATCTAGATTTAAGTGGATCAATGGACGCAGATGGAAATCCTATGGAAATAATTGGAGTAACTCGTATATTTCCTGTTATGGATTCGCAGGCTACAGTTTCTATGTTTGATCTCAGATATCAGTTAAGATTAAATGAATTATATGATTTTTCTAGCGCAAGTTATATTAACTATAATTTAACGCAGCAACACTTAAGATCACTTGAGATACAATTTACTGGTGAAGTGCCCATTAGATTTCAGAGACATATGCAAAGATTGTATATAGATTGGGCATGGGGATACTCGGAAGCTCCAGTAGGAACAATTGTTGTTGCAGAATGTTATGCAACAATTAATCCAGATGTATACAATATGGTCTGGAATGATCGTTGGTTAAAAGAGTACGCCACCGTACTTATCAAGAGAGATTGGGGTAACAATATGAAGAAATTTGGTGGTATCCAGTTACCAGGTGGTATCACATTAAATGGTGATCAAGTATATCAAGAAGCAACGTCCGAGATTGAGAGATTAGAAAAAGAGATGGAAACTAATTATGGTGCTCCACTTGAATGGTTTATGAATTGATTAATTTTTATATTTACAATTATTAAAATGCCATCTTTTCATTGCTCCTGGATGACCTTCTTTTCCACAATAGTTACATTTAATTTTTACAATATTTCCACCAAGAAAATTATGAGAACCATTTGATATTCTTTTTCTTTGTGTTTCAGGACCTAAGAAATTATGCGTTCCTTCTTTAATCATCCTATCTGCTAATTTTTTTTGTATCTCTCCTCCAAGAAAGTGATGTGTTCCATTTTCGGATCGTTTTAATTGAATCTTTCTTGTTTTTTCTCGGTCTAAGAAATTATGCGTTCCTTCTTTTACTCTTCTTCTACTGGTTTTTCCTTGTATTTTACCGCCTAAAAGATGATGAATACCTTCTTTTACTCTTCTTTCTTGAATCTGTTTTGATTCTTCCGAAGTATATCCATCGGTATCTTTTGTTCTATTCATACATCCAGGTTTACCAAAATGTTCTTCTAGATATTTCTTTTCTAATATTTTAAGATTTTCCACAGAATCAGAAAACTCAATAATTTCTCTTGTTAGATTTGATGTTTTTTTAATGCTCTTTATCCACATACCAGATCCTAAGTATCCGTCATCCAATTTTGATGTGGAATGCCTACCATAGTAATAATTTCCATTGGTGTGGATTGTTTTATAAATGAAATGATAAATAGTCATGCTGATACTCCTTTACAGTATTAGGGTGTATGCGGATCCCACTCCGGCGATACACACTTATTTAGTAAAAATCATAAATATAATATGGCCATCTCACACTATTTTAATAATTACAATTCAAAATATCAAGAGCAAAGACTCGTAGAAGATATTATCGTTGAATCAATTAAGATTCAAGGGTTTGATGCATTCTATATTCCTAACTCTAATGTCAACCAAAGAGATCTGTTATTTGGTGAAGATCCACTTAAGACTTTTACTACACATTTTCAGATCGAAATGTATCTAAGTAACTCGACGGATTACATGGGTGAACAAGAGTTCTTTTCTAAGTTTGGTTTAGAAATAAAAAATCAGATTAAAGTGATA